CATCGTCTTTGCCCTCATCGTCTAAATTGCCTTGCTGCCCTCCGGCGAACAGCGGATTTTCCATACCCGCAAACGGGTCGCGGGCTTCCCTCTCCTCTTCGATCTGCTCTTCTTCCACGTCCGGGTCAAGCTCGTTGCGAATCCTGGCCGAGCGTAGACTCATTATGAATTCCCGCACTAGCAATACATCGGCGTCGACTTCCTCTTTCCGGTTCCGTGTTATCAGCCGTGGCGGCTCCACGTCGATCCGCACAACGTCTCGTGTGTTTGCGTCCAGTTCGCCGCTCACCACGGCCAAGTCAAGCACGCGGTTTAGAATCGCCTTGTCGTCCTCGATCATATCCCATTGGATGCGTTGGAACTGCTTGACTGCCGGCCCTTCCGCTACCATCGTGCTGGAGTAGTTCGCGTTGCTGGCATCGCTGGTGAGCATGAATTCCGGCATAACCAACCGGCTGGCGATTGCCCGAAGCTCTGCCTGCAATATAAGCACGTACCGGCTGGCGTCAATCCCGGCTGCAGGGAATTCGTGGCTCATGTTTTCCGGGGCGTCCAGGATCGTGCCCGGGGCATACTGCCGGAGATACCGCGTTTGGTTTGCCCCGAGCCCAGTGGTACGTGTAACCGAAGCATCGGCGTTGCCCTCCACCATACTCTGTATGGCAGCCTGCCCACTGGGGTGCTTGCGAATCATGGCAATGGCCGTTTGGATCTCCGCCGTGATGCTCATGTTTCGCAGCAGCTTGCCGGCCCGCTTGAGATTCTTTCTCACCGGGAAATACAGCGGTAGCCCACGCTTGACGCCCATGTCCACGTTTGCCTTGCGGTGCTGGATGTCGTCGGCTGGGACTAGCACACCGTCGACATAGTAGCCCTCCACCGTCTCCACGTCCTCTAGGCTGGTGATAATCCCGAAGCTGTGATTTGGCAGCATGACAGCCTCGGCCGGCGTTGCCACCTGGCCGGGCTCGACGAATCGTACTTTAATGGTGTCGCCTGCAAAAAAGAACCTCAGGAAGCACTCGCCGTCCCGGTCCTTGCGCCGGATAATTTCCTGCTGCCGCTTTGGCCATTTATTCACCTCCGTGAACCGATCCAACACGTCCTGGGCTGCGCTAATTTTGTCGTCCGCTACCTCGTCGCCCTTGTCGGCAACAACCGTATAGACGTGGCCCGTGCCGACAACGTAGTTTATACGGTTCTCGTGGCCGTTGATGGCGAACTCATTCTCCACCGCCAGCCGGCGGCATTCCTGTCGGATTTTCTGGAGTCCCCCTTCGTCGAGTACAGTCGAGTAGGCATCACCCACGCCGCCTACCACTCGCCACAGTTCGCCCGTATCATCGTCACGCAGGGCGTCCAGCGGATCAATGTAATCGTCGTAGTATCTGGCAACGGACTCCACTAGCCGAGCCTGTGCCGCTTCGAGTGGAATGGCCTCGCCGAATTCGCCAACCATGTATGTGTTTAGCATGAGTTATCCCTTTTCGCAAAAAGAACAGCCTTCCAAATGGCATCGCCTTACAGGACCGTGGGAATAGAGGAAAGATTCGAACCCCCTCGCTTGTCCGTCCCGGTCGGGGCGTGGCGTCATGTGCAATGCCTGAGCAACCGCCACTACCACAGCGGAAAAGCCGATCCCAACGCGATGCGATAGAAAATCGAACATTGGCAATAGTGCCTCCGCCTCTTCTTCTGACACGTTCAGCACATTGTAAATCAGTTCCGGGCCACACGTACCGAGCATATCCCTGTCGAAATCGTCGATACTACAACTCGGGCTTGGGCGCCACTTATTGCAGGCTGGATCTGGCATCGCTTATCCCCCTGTTCTGCCAGTCACCCGCTCCGCAGGCCCCTGGACGTATTCAGCCAATACCCGGACAGCCATCTCCGTACCGTCCGGCCCGTCGTCGTGGTCACCGTTCGGTATCGCTCGAAGCTGATCGAACAATAGCCGCGTATGTGGCGACCCCTCCCGCAGCTTCAGTTTGCCGCGACTCAGCAATCCCGTCAATGTCTCTTCGATCCGGCTGATCTTGTCCCCGGTGTTTTGGATGGCCCTGCAATTGAACGTCAGCAACCCCATCTCGGCCGCCCGGCGTGTCAGCATGGCCCCCACAAGCTCCTGGAAGCCGTTCTGTTCACACGCGAAAACATCCGGCTGCCGCATGGCACACCAGGTCAACGCCTTCTCCACCAGCACAGGCGGGGCGTCACGGCACAAATGGCAATCGACGTAGACTTGCTTGTTGTGCAATCCAGCAAAGACAATAGCCGAATAGTCGCCCCGCTTCTTGTCCCGGCCCAATGCGGGGTCCAGGGCGATAGCCGATGCCTCGAACTCACGCGGCCACTTGTCAGCCGGACACCAAATCTCATCGAACCATTCAGCCGGCCAAGCAGCCTCACCGTATTGGCCTGGCCGCTGCTGGTACATCGCCTCCCACCAATAGGGCGTTTTGTCCTTCCGTATCTGCTCCATGATATTCAGCGGCCACCGTTGCGGCCACAACGCTTCACCCTCTTGCCGGCCTATCGGGTCGTCGACCGATGCGATTGCCGGTAGTGACAGCACACGCCACCGGTCAGGCTCTTGCTTTAGCAGCCACCCGGACAAGTCGTCATCGTGCCATCTGGTATTCATTAGGACTACCGCCGCCCCCGGTGCTAATCGGCTGGATGCCGTGGACTCCCACCAGTCCTTTGATTTTTGCCTGTACGTTGCAGACAGAGCCTCTTCCGCGTTTTTGACTGGATCGTCGATGATTAGTAGATTTGCACCCCTTCCGGTGATCGATCCGCCGGCACCCGCCGACAATAACCCGCCGCCCTTGGTGGTCAACCATTTGTGTTTGGCTCGCGCATGGGGCGAAACGCTAACGCCGAAATACTGCATCCCGTATTCTATCAGTAGGTCGCGAGCCTCCGCGCTGAAGTCGGCCGCAAGCTCCTGTGTGTGGCTACAGAGAATGACGCGCCGGTCGGGATGGCAACCCAAATACCACGCCGGCAGCCACTTGGATATCAGCTCTGACTTGCCGTGTCGCGGCGGACAAAATACCATCAACCTACCCCCCCGCTCTACCGTTTCCATTAGAGCCCGGTCGACGGCTGCTAGGTGGCTTGCCATCTGCCACCGGCCCAGACTCACCGTTGCCGCCCATATCGCCGGGCTGGCTACTGCTTCCAATCGCCCTAGCTCGCAGGAAATCGACATACCCTTCCTTCTTCCACAATTGCTCCAGTGCGTCAACTAATGCCCCTGATGCTGCCGTCTGAGTGGGAGCGGTATCAATCGTATTGTCGCGATACTTTTTGGGCATCATTGCCTTGGCCAAAAAGATCAAGAGGGTATCGCTGTACTCCCGAATGTGACCGCACACACTCCCCTTACAAAACACCGGTTTGCGAGTGCCGTGTATGGCCCTCCGATATATCTCATCCTCGATTGATCCATGTACCTGTATTTGTAGGCCGTTGAATGCCGCCCGGTACGCCTCGCCGTCCTTGTCATCCGAGTGTAACCAGTTGTAGTGAGTCCGCCGAGATATGCCTGCCTTTTTGGCCGCGCGATTTATCATCCCGATGTCCGCATAGGCCAACAGAAATGCCCGCTTTTTTTCGTGTGAAATATCGGAGAAATCTGTATCCATCGTTTTGGCTTCTCATTAAGTCACTCGTATGCCCCATTGAGGTTGATTTTCATGCCGCCACCTGCATAGCTGGTACATGGCAATAACTCATTGTACTGGTCACTCAGCATTGGTCGATGTCGAAAGCTGGACGTTCTGTTTTTTGGGCTGCAATCCGGCGTCCTTGGCCCTCTGGAGTTCCTGCCCGTATCAACGCATGTTCGGCCGTTCCCTGCACCTCCTTGATTATGCTATCAAGTAACTGCTTGGCTTGCGTGCTCAGGCTCATGTTCACCTGCTGCCGCAGTAGATACGTCGTCAAATCCGATGCGGACAGGTATCCTACTCCACCCGACACCTGGCAGTGAACATGAAATCGCATTTGAGCGGGTTCGATTATGTCCTTGTGTTTCATGCTGCCACCTGTATAGCTGGCACGTGGCTAGAGTACACCTCGGCGGCGACTGCGTGGCTGGAATAGACTTCCGCTGCCGTAACGTGTGAAGTCCATGTTTGTATGGCGGCGACGATGTACGGACCACCTATTGAACCAACGCCGGATGATGAAGACGACGAAGACGCCTCGCCGGATGAACTGCTGGAACTGCTTTCTGGGGCCGATGACGAGCTTGAGCTACTTGACTCTGGGGCGGAACTTGAACTCGAGGAAGACGAACTGCTCGAAGACTCAGGGGCAGACGACGAGCTACTGCTGGAGCTACTCGAAGACTCGGGAGCCGAACTGCTGGAACTGCTGGAGGAACTACTGCTTTCCGGTGCCGAGCTTGACGAGCTACTTGATGAACTGGACTCCGGTGCGGAGCTACTACTGGACGAGGAAGACGATTCGGGTGCGGATGAACTGCTTGAACTTGAGCTTGAGGAAGACGAGCTACTTGACTCTGGAGCGGACGAACTCGACGAGCTACTCGAACTACTACCCGGCGCGGAACTACTCGACGATGACGCTTCGCCACTGGAGCTACTGGAGGAACTGCTTGCCGCCACAGCCGCCGGGAACACCCGTGGCCGCAGTGTGGTCATCGCGTCGGGTTCGGCGTATAGCTGCTGGATTTCGGCGGGCGTGGGCTCACGGCTGTAGATATACCCCAGCGTCATCAGACCATCAGCAGCAGTATTTCCTGCGTTACCCCCACCCCAGTAAAATGTGCTGCCAGCCGCTTGTACCGTGTAGTTTTCCGAATCCCGCAAAACTCCATTCACGTAGAGCTTCAGATTGGCACCCCATGCGAACACGATATGATACCAATGATCGGGGCCATCAAGGTTATCCAAGTCGTAGGAGACAGTAGTATCACCACTTTTTATTCGACCACGTAGATTACCTGTAGCGTCAATCCATATTTCCCAATGATTGAGGTTGACAGAATTGTCAAACACAGAATTGTAGTAGTACCACGGGGATCTAGGCTTAAACAGAATCCCGATAGCACCTGCCGCCGTTCCAACATTTAACGGCACACTGATATAATTGTTTGTCTTGTCGAAGTTGACTGCCCGCCCCTTCTCCGTCACCACCCAATCCGACGAAGGGTCCATGTTTGTCAGCGTGCCGTGGTTGCCGTAGCCGCTGATGTCGTAGGCCGTTGCTCCGCCCCCAGCAGCAAGCGGCCAAAAGCCAACAAGGTCTTTCCACAATCCGGGGGCGCAGCTATCGGCACCACGCGATTGCGCTACCGCCTGAATTTCGGAGAATGTAGGAATGTAAATCGAGCCCATCGGCTAGGTCGCCTGCATTTGCGGTGGGATTGGCGTCAAGGTAAGCTCGCTCGTGTCGTTCGTCGCCTTCAGGTTGTCCGCTGTGTGGTTGTAGATCACCGGCGAAACGTACCGCGTTGGAATACGGCAGATACCGCTTGCCGTCATGTCGTGCGCGGCGTCGGTACTGGTCACGACAAGAATACCGATCAGCTTCATGTTCTTAATCATGTTCGCATCACCAGCCGCATCCGCCACACCACACTGCCCGTCCTCTTCGGTTCCGTCCGATGTCGATAGGTAAATCGGGACTGTTTCACCGATCACAGGGGCAGTTTCAAACTGACACGTAAATCGCCAGGAATACCATTCGGCAGTCGGGCTGGCTCCGATGTCTTTGCGGGCACCGACACGCACGGCACCGGCGGCAAGGTTGTTCAGCGTGATTACCAGGTCGCCTGCCGAATCGCTCCAGACAACTGGCGTTTCGCGTGCGACGTATTGTTTGCTTGTTGCCATTATTCGGCCCTCGCTACTTGGATGTCACCCTCGAAAATCGTGCCAAGCCCCAGTTGTGCCGCCCGGCTGACATGCGTTTCAGCCAGGGCAAGCAAGGCGGCAACTTCGGCCTCCGTGATGTCTGCCTGCCCGATAAGGCCAGGGGCAATCGCACGCACGCGGGCATTGCCGACATCAAGCCCGCCACCCTGTTCTTCCGGCGTGTTCAGCCAGCGGATTACGCGGGCAACCAAGTCATTGCCGGCCGCGACGGTTTCCAGTTTCGCCAGGAACGCGCTGGCAGCACTGGCGGACGGCAGATATTCGTTGAGAATCGTCCGCTCATCAACACGCCGCGATACGATTTTGGGGCAATTCTCGCAATTCATTTGCCCGGCGGCGACTGCATTGTCGGCATCGTAAGCACCCGTCACCGGATGCCCTGCCGCTAGTACGATCTTTAGTTTTTGGTAGTCCATGCTACTTCTCCAATGAGGGGGAACCCTCGAACGTGAACGTCACTTCTCGCCGCCCTTGCCACCACCCCAGCAATGCCCGGAACCACGTCCACGGCTTCAGCCACTGCCAGCGATCTGTTTTGACGCCTATCAGCTTGCATGAGCGGATCGGAATTACAGAGCCATCGCCCATATTGAAAGTGCAATCAACAGTGCCCATGCGTTATTTCTCCTCCAGTGAGTTCCGAATCCACCCAAGATCGCTCGCCATCTTGGAAAACAGCCGGCCGTTCTCGATCCTGATTTCCTCCAGCTTGCGCAAGCGCTGCTCGTGGTCCTCGCGGCCATCAGTGTTCTGTTGGATTGCCGCCTGGGTGGTAGAGCTACTTGCACCCGCCAGATACGCGCCGCTGAAGCCGCTGCCGATGCAAGCCACCAAGACGCCAAGCACCGCCGCGATGCCCCGGAGCAGCTTGCCGTTGTTGTTTCCGTTTGCCATGGCAACCCCTTACTTGGTTGGAGTAACGGGCGGCGGCGTGAGCAGCTTCGTTAATTGCGCCCGGTCGTCGGCGTTTTCAAGGAAAACGTTTTTGATGATCTTCCAGGCTATCCTCCGCAGCATTGATTCGAGTCCACCGCTTTTCAGATCGGCGATCAACTCCCGGATGACACGACCAATGGAATCCTTGCCGATGTAGTTGCCGACTGCGTAGGCCCTCAACAACCGGACCACCGGGTCTAGGCCCCACTCGGCGAACTTGTCCGCAAGCTCCATCGCTTCGTAGCGGCGCAGTTCACGCCGTCGCCACACCAGCGCGGCAAGCAACACCACGGCCAGGATGGTCGAGAAAATACCGATGTACTGCCAGATTACAGGGTTCATTGTTTTGCTCCTTAATTTTGACCCACGACATAGAACAGCAGGCCGCCGACTACAAGTGCGGCGACCGCAAGCAGGCCGACTATCGGGCCGCTGGGTTTTGGTTCCGTCTTGGCGTCCAGTGGCGCGGGTGCCGTCTGGTCAATCACTACGTTTAGTTTACCGATCACGGTATCCAGCTTGTCCTCCACGCCGCTGCTCGTACCCGGTTGCGCTTGCAGCCCGGGCCACGGCCCCGCGGCTTGCGGTTTCGGTTTCGGCAGCGGGCAGATACCGCCAGGGCACCCGAAGCGTATACCGCCCTCGAAGTCCACGGTAGTAAGTAGGGCCTCATTCCTGATCGCGCGGTGAATGTTCGCTGCCGAAATTGCGTAGCCCACGGAATTGTCCATCGTCCGCGCGTGGAGTAATCCGATAATCTTCGTGCCGCCGGCGTCGAATATGGCCGACCCGCTGCGACCGTTCGCCGGTGGCGGGACGAAACCAAAGCGTATACCCTCGTGTCCGACAACATGCCCTTTCAGTCCGGTCGCCCATGCACCCTTTGCGCAGCCAACCGATGCAATCGTTTCGCCGACCTGCGGTAAGTAGTCCCGACCCGCAAGCGGTATGACCAGCGGCAATATGTCGGCGAAACTACCCGCCGGCAGACTGACTATAGCGGCGTCAATCCGTATGTTTCGGTGCAAGACGACCCCGGCTATTTTGCTGCTCCGGTAGCCACGCCGCCAGAATTCGCAGTACACAGTTGGCGCGTTCCCGACAACATGGGCGTTCGTAAGCACGAAGACCCGGCCGTTGGAGATTTCAAATACGCAGCCGGTGCCGCATGCATCGCCGGTCGAAATCCGGCACGTCGCATCGTAGCAGTCGTCGATTGCTGGTATCGCCGTGGTGGCGAATAGCAGAATCACGGCTGCAATCATCAAGTGTCGTGGTCGCATGATTAGTCTCCTTCATGCTTGGGTTTAAGGTCTCTTATCGCCTCTTCGGCACGCCACATATCGTGAGTGAGCGTCTGAATTGATTCGTCAACATCGTGCGTCCAGGAAATAAACGCCGCCACCACAAAGGCAAAAATGGCGAGTGTTATAATTCCCAAAAATATCGCGATGATTACACCCACCATTCATCTGCCCCCAGCGTCATCAGGTATCGGGAAAAACTCGGCACCGCCAAGTGGTTCGGGGTGGTGCATCGGTCGGCAAGCCCTGTCAGTGGGTCGCGACCGGCCGTGCGAAGTGCGCGGGAATCGGCTTGGGCACACTGAGGCGTCGAGCCGTTGAGGTCGTCATCGGCGATCATCGGCAGCAGGCCAGCCTGAGAAGCCGCAGCGTAAGCCAGCGAACCCCAGCCGTAGGGACTGCCGGCCAGGTCAACCATCTTGTGAGCCGCGACGTGTATATGCCGCAAGCCGCGCACCCGGTAGACATCGTATTGCCCCGGGTAGTGGGCAACCTCAAGCGAGAGCTTGATATGCCGGCCGCCAACCCACTGGACAACATCGA